TAACAAGGGGAAGACCCTTAAAGTTTTTAATACTGAAGCCGAGGCAAACGCTTGGGCAAAGAAAAGGAGTAACATGTCTAGTCTGACACCTAAACAAAAAAAGATAGCTAGTAAGGCTGCCCCCAAAAATAAGATTACAGGTGCAGACTTCAAGGCTATGCGTGAGTACGAAAAGAAAAGCATGGTTGGTCGTCTTGACGAAGCTAAGAGCGGGATGACTATGGGACAGCGAATGAAGAAAACCAGGGCTAATGAGAAAGAGCCAACGGCAACCATGGCCTATGGTATGGGTAAAAAGAAAAAGCCAAAAGCCGTTATGTATGGCGGTGGGATGGGGAAGAAACCTAAAATGGCAGTTATGGCTCACGGTAAAAAGAAAGATCCCATGGCGGCAATGCCCGGATACCACATGCAAAAGAGAGACAAGTATTGAAATACAATAGTGTTATCCAAAGATTGGAAAAGGATAAAAAGAAAAAGATCAGAAAAGTTAAACCTATTGTTGGAGTTAAAGGTTGAAGCTAAGTAAAAACTTTTCTCTCAAGGAACTAACTTACTCGCAAACTGCTATCAGAAACGGGATAAGTAATCTTCCTAATGAAGAACAACTTGTTAATCTGACTGCACTTTGTCAACGCGTATTACAACCAGTAAGAGATAAATACGGTGTAATATCAGTTAGTTCAGGCCTAAGAGCCGAGGCCTTGAATACCTTGATTGGAGGCAGCAAAACCTCAGATCACTGTCACGGAAAAGCGGCAGATTTTGAAGTTAAGAGTGAGGAAATTAGCAACATTGAGTTAGCAAAATACATAAAAGACCACCTTGAATTTAAACAATTAATACTTGAGTTTTACAATAAAGACGAGGGGCCAAACTCTGGCTGGGTGCATTGTAGTTTTGACGCTGGAGGTGATAACAAAGGTGAAGTATTAACCGCAAAAAGAATTGACGGTCGGGTTGAATATCTTCCTGGCCTGGAGGAATAATGGCTAGAACGATAAAGTTAGACACGGTAACGCATCCATCTAATTCTGGGACAGCAAACCAGACACTAGACTCATCTGGGCAAACATCATTTCCAACGGTTGATATTAATGGTGGTGCTATTGATAATACCACAATTGGTGGATCTACTTCTGCTGCTGGAACTTTTACCACTGTTACATCTCCCACTATACAGCCCACTTCAGGGCAACCACTTTTACTCAAAAACTCAGGTGGTAGTGTAAATGCAATTACTGTAGATACTTCTGGTCATGTTACGGTAGCTAACAATTTTGTTGCCAATGGAAATACAACAATAGGGAACGCTTCATCTGACACATTAACAATAACTGCAACGGCATCAGGAAGTGCTAATTTCTCTGGGTTGACTGGTGAGATCAGAATGTACGGTGGTACGAGCGAGCCTGCTGGATGGAAATTCTGTGACTTTCAAACTCTTAATACATACACGTTTAGAGCGTTACATGCTGTAATATCAAACACTTATGGTGGCACAGCATTCAACGCTGGAGTCACAGATCAGTCTGGGGCCAATACGACATTTAATGTCCCGGACATGAGAGGGCGTGTTCCTATAGGGGTAAATACTAACAATTCTCTGACCAACAGGGGAACAAAGGCTATCGGTTCATCTGGTGGTGCAGATACTCATCAGCTATCAACTAATGAGTTAGCCCAACATAATCACACTGGACCATCTCATACTCACACTTTTAGCGCAACATCGGGTGGGCAGAGCCAAACTCACACTCACAACACACGCGCTTCACACGAAGCTCAAGATTTACACGCTACCAGTGACGGTCATGCAGACATTCTTTGGCCTCCTGGTGATGGTTATATGACAGGCAATGCAAGTCAAGACCACACACATAGCATTAGTGGTACAACCGCAGGTTCTGGAACCGGGAATACTGGAAATGCAGGATCGGGTTCTGCCCACAATAACTTACAGCCCTACCTAACTGTAAACTACATCATAAAAACATAGATGCCTCAAGAGACCCAGAACAATTTCTCTGGGGGACTTAACACAAGGTATCCGTCCCACCTAATTCCAGAGAACCAGGCCACAGAATTAACCGACGTTGATCTTTCTTATGGGGATTTGCGTGGTGATTATGGGATGGCTCCTGGTGGTTTTCAGGAATATTATTACGAGGAAGGGGATACATGGGTTGATAGTGGTGGTTTCACTTTTGCGGTTGCCGTTATTAATTGGCCATATTCATCAAATAGTACAACACAAACAATCTCAACAAATGCAAACTATTTTAGTGTTTTATCTATTGGAACCAACTCAACAATAACAATTGCAAATGGTGTGACGGTTGAAGTTTTTGAGAGTAGTCGTGGTGTATTTGGGGCAAACTCTTTTGTAGAATACAATAAAGATTTATACATTTCTCGATCAGATTTTACAATAACAGCATCTTACAACCATACGAGCGGTATAGGTGGCAGTGTTTTAAATGTTGATACAGGAGCAGACACTTTTAAGTTGCAAGTGGGTGATATTTTAGATGGAACGGGCATTGTAAGTAATTCTTTTATTAAATCAATAGACACCGTAAATAACAGGGTAGAGATTAATAATCCTGTAGAACAAACACAAAGCAGTGTGTCTGTTACAATAAAGCCTATTATATCAAGGTTTTTAGACGGAGATATATCAGAGGGATTCAGGGTTACAACATTACCACCAGATCCAGTTATAACCTTTTCACAAAATGCTTCCCTTGGGTCACAAACTAATAGAGATACATTTCACTCAGATGCCTGGTATGCCCAAAGCTATGCAGTGCCTTTCCAGTATGGGTTAGCCCATTATGATTCAACGGGAGTTGAGTCTTCAATGTCTGAACTAACAGACTCAAAAATATCAGCGACTTATTTTCCAACTGGATCAACCAGTAACAACCTTCCCCAGTATGTCAGCATATCGGGTACTACTGTATCAACGTCAACTAATGACAAGCTGGGTAGACATGCTTTGTACAGGGTGGGTGGTTCTTCTAGTGTAGTAAAAAGAGTTGCTAATCTTTACTTTGATGGAACAACCATAACGACAACTGGGGCTGGAAACAATCTGACGGTAGCATTGGCCTCCGCTACAAATACTCATCAGTACAGAGTAGCGTGGTATGTTTTCCATAACTCGGGAGCAACTTATAGTTGGACAAATGCAGATGGAACACAAGTGTCAACAACTAGAACTGGACAGACAGATTTTAGAAGTCCTAATGGTGGCAGTATTAGCTTCCAGCTTACCGGGAGTGGATCGAGTCACTATGCTGATATTTTTGTTTGGGTAAGGATACCTGGAGAAAGAATAGAAAGAGAATATGTTTTAAGAGCATTTACTCACCACGCGAGTAATGTTACTAATGCAAACACTTACGCCTATGTTGATTTTACTTCTTCTGATTCACTAATTGATATACAACCGATTAGCGAAAATAATGAACCAGAAAGATCACTCAAGTTTTTAACAGAATCGGGAAATCTTTTTTACGCTGCAAAAGGAACAAGAGTATTTGTGTCAGAATATGGTAATGCTAATAGTTGGCCTGAGACAGCTTTTGTAGATTTTGACCAGGAGGTAACAGCTTTAGATTCTTTAGGTGCTGAGTTGGTTGTGTTCACAAACTATGGAATATACAGAGTCTTTGGGACTGATCCTAAGAATTTAAAAAGAATACAAATACCAACGACAGAAGGGGTGCCAGTAGGTCTTCATAAGTGCGTGACAAGATACCAACAAGGGCTGTTGTTTGCTTCACACAATGGGATTTGTTTTTATGATGGTAAGAGTATACAAAGAATGTCCCACAATACGTTAGATTCTTTTACCCCTCCAGACTCAACAAACTCAAATAATTGTGCTGGCTTTTATGAGGATGTTTTTTATTTGTTAGGTAATACAGGTAATGGATATAAGTATGATATTAGACAGTCACCGCCAAAGTTGACAAGAACAAGTATGACCTCAAACACCTTGTTTTATCGTGGTGCTGTAAACACTCTTTACAGTCCTAATGGCAGGCCTGGTTATCCAGATGGTAGCAGGCAAGCTTTTACTGCAAAGACAAGAGGGTTTGTTGGTGGTGATATTAACAGAGAAAAAGTTTACTACGGAGTCAATATATCAGCGACTGACTTTAAAGGTACTGTTAATGTAATAGTGGATGGTGCGACAACCGATACTTTTACAATAACAAACGCAGTGGTTGATTACGATAGGACCTTATATGTTTCTGTGCCTAGAAGAGGGAATCTTATTCAGATACAACTCTCTTCATGCGAGGGTATAGTAAATAGAATAACAGTTAATTTTGACTTTACAGATCAACTAACAGATAGATTATTTAACAGCGCACAGATTCAGTACACAGGTACACCAACTGTTAATCTTTCTGTTGATGGTGATAGTAAGGTATCACAAACATTGACAAACCCAATAGGAGTAGTTGGAGAGGCAAAGATATACTTTCCCGCTATGTCAACTGGAATAGTTCCTTTTGTCAGAGAAACAAATGGGGAAGAACTTGGAAGGGTTATAAACTTTTCCTACGATGCACAGGCAATATAATGGCCAGACAGCCTGAATACGACGGTTATCTTGCAGTTGAGGATGATCTAGTAAAAGAAACTTTTAGAGTGCAAGAAGAAAACATTAGAGTAGCTAATCAGAAGATAGAGAGCCTTGAACAAACAATTGCCGACCTAGCAAATAGAATAGTAGTTCTGGAGAGTGCATGAGGCAAATAGTTCAAGCTGTAAATCTTAGGTACAAAGGACAGCCTACTATATCGGTTTCAGTTGACGGTGTACCCCTAGTGGAAGATTTAGTTTTGCCAGCGCATAACGTCATGAAAAACAGGAGGGTTTGTCTGCCTCCAGGAGGGATAGGGTATACGCCTCAACTTCAAAGCACGTTTCAAGAATCTTTGACATACCAGTTTGAGACGATACCAGACGTAGAATTTTCTGATCAGCAACTATACCATTTCTACGAGGTTACTTTTACAGGTACTGTTCAGTTACAGATATATGTGGATGAAGTGGAGAAGTCTCCTAATAATTCAGAGGAATCTTCGGTTACGCTAACACCGAGGGGAAGTAGAAAGATTGACACCAGGAGAGTTTATTTTCCGCCTCTTGCTTATGGATGGGTGCCACAGTTAAAACAAGTAATAGACTCAACTGTAGATGCACAGGTCCTTAGTAATAGAATTAGAGCTCTGCCTAGTAGGTTCTTTAAAGGGGAAAGAGAGCACAGTGAGATACAGGTCACACACCAAGGGCCGCTTGAACTTGAGGTATTTTTAGATGGAAAATTACTAGCAGAATATAGATACGGCAAGGATAAATACAACGAGGATGCTTTCAAAACAGAAAAAGAATATCTTCCATCTAGCGCACGAGGTCAGATCCTACAATGGATACAATCTGATGGGACTGGGGAGGTTGCTAGTTTTGAAAGTGATATTACATTGACAGATAGAGAACAGCCACAGACGGAGGTTTAATGGCACAGGCACAGTTATCACCGATGAAAATGAAGGTCAAGGACGTTATAGCAAAATCCAAAGGCACCAAGTTTAAAGGTGTCAAGGAGAAGCACTACCCGGTCATGGTCAACAAGGCTGAGATGGGTGCGCTGAATGCTATGAAGAAACCCATACATGAACGGGAAAAGGGCGGGTTCTTAGACAAGATGGTTAAGAAGGGCCTGAATGACGAGACCTATATCATGAAGGGAACTGAGCCTAAAGCGGTGGCTACACCAATAGCCGCTATGCCTCCAGTAAACGAGGGCGGTTCTACTAAAACTTCTAGTGATGAAGAATCAAGAAATGCAAGCGGTTATACACCTTCTGAACAAAGAGTCGTAGATGCCGCAGTTGCTGCATCTTTTGCAGGTGGTGGTGGAGGTGATGGTGGCGGTAGTAGCAACAACCAGTCATCAGGTCCGTCATACCAATACAGCCAGCTTCAAAAACAGTTTGAGGATTACAAGGCTGGTGAACAAGGCAGGCTAGACGAAGCAAAAAAGACAGCCCTACAAGAACAAAGAGACTCTGCTCGTCAAGGTTTTGTAGATGACTACACGGGAGAGGGGGGATACCAGTCAAGGCTAGAGGACTTAGAAGGCCAGTTTGATTTAAGCAAAGAACGCAAGGCCATGACTGATTTGGCTGGAGATGTAAAAACCCTGAGCTCCGATTATCAAAAGTCAATGACCGGAGAAGGTGGCTTCTCAGACAAGATCGGAGGGTTTGCAGGAGATGTTGCAGGCTTGAGATCCGGGGTGGATACGTTAAGACAGCAACAGGGCACAATTGGTCAGCAAATCGGTGGATTAGCACAACAGGCTATGGACCCAACAAGCTCACCGTTGTATGACCAGAACAGAAGAATGCTGGCAGGGGTGGCGGAACAGCAAAGAAAATCCTCTGATGCTGCTGCTATGGCCCAGTTAAACAGGGGGGCGGCTGCTTCTGGTATGGACCCAGAAAAACTTGCTCTAGCGAGAGCTCAGTTGACAGCAGGACAGGGAGCAAGAGCACGGCAAGACGCACTATCCAGTGCGATGGGAGCCCAGCAGATGACAGGTCAACAGCTTGCTCAAGGGGCAGGACTGTTAGGACAGCAGGCTGGACTCGGTATGCAACAAGCCAATCTCTACGGACAACAAGCTGGCCTAAGTGGACAGGCCGCAGGGTTGACTGGTCAACAAGCAGGAATGTTTGGTCAAGCGGCATCATTTGGAATGGGTGCTCTTGGTCAACGTGCAGGCTTACAAGGGCAGTCAGCAGGGTTGTTACAACAACAACTTATGGGTCGTGCTGGATTGATAGGATCACAAGGTCAGATGACTGAATACGGATTACAAGATGTTGTGGCTCGTGACAACGCTGCAATGCAAATGGAGATGATGGAAAAAACCAACGCTGCAAATATTGAAGCCGCGAAGTATGGTAGTCGTGGTGGTGGTGGCGGTGGAGGATTACTTAGCTCACTAGGATTATAGGAACAAAATGGCTATTGATTACGGGCTCGATGTCAGACAAGCGGCGATTAATAATTTTTTAAACGCATCTGCTAGAAAAGCTTCTGCAAAAGCGGAGGCTGATGCTAGGGACAGAAAAGCCGCTAGGCAAAAAAGAAAGGGCCTTATGAGCCTCGCACTACACGCTGGGGCTGCTGTAGCAACGGGTGGAGCCAGTATTCCATACTCAATGAAGTATGGAGCCATGGCGAACCAAGCACTCATGGGTGACGACTACCAGGGTAGTGACATGCAGGCATTGCAGGGGCTGGGAAGCATGGTCTACCAGGGTGCTGAAGCTAACAAGATGAAGAACCTTGCGGGTATGGAGAAGTCATACAATGGTCAGCTAGATTCTATATATAAAGCAATAGATGCCCTGCCTCCCGGAGCTAAGATGGAGAGAGCAAGACTGGCAAACCAGGCGGCAAATCTTACCACGACATTCCAGAAGAATCTGAAAGCGGCTGAGGCCAAGCCAGTATGGGAGTTTGCTTCTTCCGAGAGAGAGCGAATGCAGGCAAAGAGCCTGGGCGAGGTTGCGGATAAGGGGCAGAAGGCATACGACGATATGTACACAAATCAAGCTATCATTCCTCAGAAGGTTAAAGAGGCTGAGGGTTCTCAGGTTTCTGATGCAAAAATAGCAGAAGCATACCAGCAAAGAGGCACTGAAAAATCAACAACTCCGGCTCCAGTGAAACAAGAGTTCACTCGTTATGACAACCCTAATATGTTAAGCCCCAGGCAACAAGCGGCTAAACGTAATCAGTTTAACCAAAGCGCAGACCAATATTACGAGGACATGCTAAGCCCCAGAGAAAAAGCAGCAAGGGATAGAAGAACCTATGATAGGGGTTTCCTGCCTCAACTCGGAGGAGTTATCTAATGGCTGAGCTCACCGCATACGATAAGAAGAGACAGGAAGAATACAAGAAATTCCTAGCCGATCTTAAAAGAAACAAAAACAAACCCGCTCAGGTTTCAGATGCCCAGAGAAGGAGAGCTCGGGATGTTTTACAATCCTCAATGTATTACCGTAGGCCAGACTTACAGCAATCACTGACCAATGCCCAGGAAGCTAACCGTGCAAAGAAGGAAGCAAACAAAAAGGAGAGTAACCAGTTAAGAGATATTATAAACAGGACCCAGACCCCCTCTATACAAAACATGACAGTGGAGCAATTGCAGGCTCTCAGGAGAGAGAACGAGGATGAACAGCTTGCTACTTTGTATAGGACTAATCCCAACTTTGATACCGACAGTCCACCTGCAAGGGGTACTAAAGCCAGAGAAATATGGGATCGGGAAAACCAAAGGCGGTTGGATGAGAAGCAAAGGAAGATAGGCAAGGATTATGAGGACCAGGCAGACTACCTTCTTGCTGTGCCTGACGATAAGACAGCCTCGGCAAATCCACGATCTGCTTTAAAAGATCCTGGGTTCAACCCAGACACAGATGCTGGAGCCCCACAAGGTCAGGTCTTTAATTTTATTGACTACGACAAGATGGTAGACCGGGAGGCTCAAAGTGAAAGAGAAAGGCTGGACAAAGAAAAGCTTATTAGTCTTCAAGGTAATTTTGATGAGCGTTCATCAGATGAAATCACACAGGGTATGATGGACAATGTGGCAACTAGGGCATCCAGGAGAACCAATAACAGGGGGGAGCTTGATCCGAGGTCTTCTGCTGAAATAGAGGAAGGGTTGCTTTCAAATCTTGCTACTCGTCGTTCCAGAACAGCGGGAATGCAAGGGGACTTGCCAGACACTACATCCAAACAATACGAGCAAAGAATTAAATCCCAGGTAGGTCTTTCTGAAGAGATTGAGAAGGCTCAAAGGGCAGCCATGGGTCGGGGAACACAGTCCGAAATCAATAGGCAGAGAGCACTGAGAGCACCAGAAGTTGAGGACGGTGAGTTTGCTGAAAAGAATAGAATGGAAGGTTTGTACCAGGAGGATTTAAAACCAACCAACAAGAAAGCAAAGCTTGAAGAGATAACAATTAATGCTACCGACATAGCAGAACAGCTTGACGAAGAAGGGATTACCGATCCTGAAGAACGAAAAGCTGTCAAGGAACAGGTAGGCAATTATTTCCGGGACACATCAACCAATCAGCTTATTAATCTTGATCGGCTTCAGGCTGAGATGGATACGATACAGAAGAGGGAAGACTTGTTTGCGACAGCACAGTTGTTGTCGGGCAAGGCTCGTCAAAAGTTTATGATTAATAACAACTTGATTGACGAGGATGATATTCCTGCACCAACCAAGCTTGAGGCCCTAGAAAAAGAATTAAAGTTAAACGAAACCCAGTTTAAATTAGCTGAGCTAGTTAAGAAAACCGCAGACTTAAATAAACCAGAAGCCAAGAAGTTGAGCGAAGAACAAAAGGCTATGGTTGATGTTGGTAAAGAATACTTGAAAGACGGTGACGTTGACAACGCCAGGGCTGCATTTGAGGCGGCTGGTATTAAAATGCCAAGCTTCAAGGTGAATAATAAGAAGGCTTCGGAAGCTTTAATAGAGTTGGCAGGTGGCACCATGGATCTAAGTAAGTATGGCGTGGCCACTAAAGAAGGTCTTGAGAAGTTTTTTGATAACTATCAAAGAGACAAAAGAGAATTATTAAAAGGAATGTCTAGCTTCAAATACGCAAGCGTAGATGGTTTTACTATTGAAAAGAAAACTAAATCAATTCCCTATTTTAAAAGTGCTGGTGTTCCGCTTTGGGAAGAGCTACAAGAAAGGGCTGGCACAGAAGGGGCTGTCACTAATTTTGACTTTATACAAGACAGTTCATTGCGTAGACGCATGGAGTTAGTATCTAAGCAATTAGGAGGATTTTCAAATGAAACAGAATATATATCTGCTGTTACTGACATTGTTTATGACCGTCAGTTGGACAGGCTTACAAATGGGTTCCATAGTGAATACCTCGACCTTACACAATCAGGAAAGGGGGACCAACCACTACTTACACCCGGATTTAAAAAAGGTTCTGACACTGGAGAAGAAGGAGCAGGAAGTGTCGAGGGAACAGATTTTGAGGAAGAGACTACTGGTAACGACCTTGCAATCAACCCAGAACAAGCATTCCTTCCCAAAGCCTTGGCGAGGAAAGATGAGAACGTAGAATCTACGGATGCCGGAAGTGGATATGGAGGTTTAACTGAGGCACAAAGAGAACAAAGGGTCGGAAGCTTTAATGAAAGTATAGTACAAGGTGTTAAAGATTTCCTCCCAAAGATAAATCCTTTCCGAACAGAATTTGGCGACTATAGAAATAAGGATGCGCCTGTGGTTGACAGTGAGCCAGAAGGTGAAGGTGGTGGAGGTGGACAGTTACAAGCCGCAGAACTGGCTCAACCCATAAGTGATATGATTCTCAATGATCCACTCAACGAACAGTTTACCTTTGGTGATTTTACCGACGGTAGACGAGGGGTGGAAAACTTGCAGGCCTTTGATAGAACTCAAAGATTTGAGGGGAAGTTCACACCCAAGATTAGGCAGGAATTTTTTGAGAAGAAAAAAGGCGAGAGAAGAAAGCCAGTAATGGCTAACGGCAAGCCAGTATATCACATCGGTTATGGCATTAGGCTACCTCTTAACAAGAAAGAGGTTCAGGTCTTGAGAAGCAACGGGTTCAAGGGCAACCCAAATGAGTTTCTCAAAGCACCTACCAGAGCCCATGCTAAAAAACTACAGGGTGATAAATACTCAATCACAGAGAATCAAGCTGAGGCTCTGATGAAGCACCGTTATGCAAACCACATACGAGATTTAATTAAATCTAATGATGATTTTGCAGGGAACGATGAGTCAAAAAGAATTAACTGGAGCGGATTACCTAGACAAGTTCGTGAAGTTTTATTCGACATGTCTTATAATATAGGGCCAAGGTTTTTAACAAGGAAGCAAGATCCTTTTAAGAATTTAAGGCAGTCCATCCTAGATTACCAAGCAAGTCCCACTAGAGAAAACGTGGAGAAAATGGTTGTAGACATCCGAGAATCTAAATACTACCGAGAACAGGTGGGCAATAGAGCATCGGCTAACATGCAAACACTTCTTGATCTGATAAATTAATGGCTGACATTACGTTTGACGTTTGGCTCAAAAGGAATAGAAAACCTGGAGAGTCAATGCGCGAAGCTATATCTAGGTATAGCGACGAGCAGTTCGTAGGAAGAAGAGGAAGAGATTATTTAACAGAAGTCTTCTCTGACGAGATTGAAGCGGAAGATCAAGTCAAGTTAGCAGAACAACCAGAACCCCCACCCGACCCAGACGAACAACCATACGCTGACTTTGGGGAGACAATGTACAAGTCCCTGGTCGGCCTTGGTGAGACAGGTGCGGGACTGGCGGCAACCGTCCTACCAGAAGGTTATGGCAAAGAGACCATGACCGAAATAGCACAAGACCTACAAGAAGTTAAGACAACTGAAAAGCCTGCGGCTACCTACGAGGATTATGTTCGTGAGGGTGGCTTTATTGGTGGGTTATATGAAATGTTGCCTGAATCCACACCGACATTCGGTGAGATGGGAGAGGGGGCCCTGGAGTCTTTCTTTCCAACGGTCACAAGTATCGCTGGTGCAACACTGGGCTTTTTCACACAGGGTCCAACTGGCATGGTTCTTGGTGGTACCCTTGGAGCGTCAGCAGGTAGCACGGCGGTTGTAACAGGGGGCACATATACAAGGGTCCTGGAAGACGACAACATCCGTGAAGCCCTCGGGGTGCAAAAGGGTGTTGACTACACAGAATTATCCGACGAAGAGCAGGCAAGGATGCGAGACATTGCATCTGAGATTGCAGGCGACACGGGTCTAACAAGATCCTACACCTCTGGTGTTTTAGAGCTCCCAAGTAATTTATTTCTACCCTGGATCAAGGGATGGGGTGCGGTCAAGCAGGTAGCCGCTAGATACGGCATGGATGTTCTTGGCGGTACTGCGGCTGAGGTCATGGATGAGCAGGTCTACGCCTACGAGGTAAAGCAGAATCTCATGGAGGCTGGACTCGATGAGGCACAGGCTGAGGCATACCGTCAAAAGATCCGTGAGATGGGTCCGACTAATTTTGAGACAGCCTGGGGTGCTTTTGTAAACGAGGTTGTGATGGGTGGTGCTCCTGCGGTGGCAGAGGCGACAACAGCCTACGCTCTCAAGAGGGATCACAGGGTAGATGCTCCTGCTACAATCAATGAAGAACTGACAGAGTCGATAACGGATGAGTCTCTTGAGGCTGCCTATGCAGAAGCGGAGAAAGAGATACGGGACCAGGAACAGCAGGCGAGAAAAGAACAGGAAGCAGAGCTCAAGAGAAGGAGAGACGAGTTTAAGTTTCAGCAGGAGGCACAGTTAAAGACTCTACAGATAGAGGACCAGAAACTTAGGAATAAAAGGTCTGCTGAAAAAATAAAGGATGAGACAGGCCAGACAGTCGGAGCAGTAGAGCAGACACTTGAGTCTCCCGGAAAAACGGTTAGAGAAAAACTTAAAAGGGATCTTGTTCCTCTCGAACAGGCAGAGGCTAAGAAGAAAAAACCCAAGAGAGGTAAGTCTGGTAAGTTTGAGACCGAAGAACAACAACTTACTCCGTCTCAAAAACTTAATCAGATCGGTCAAATGGCAGGCGAGGAAAGGCTTGCTCAGGAAGTTAGAGAAGAATTTCAAGCGGGACAAGAACAGATTGTTACCGACTTGGAGATGTCAGAGTCCGAAAGAAGAGAAGCGGAATCTCTGGAGACTGCCAGCATAGAAGACATACAGGCCGATGCTTATCTGCAAGAAACACAACAGAAACAAAGGGAGGAAGACCAGGCTTTCCTAGAGTCTGAGAGAAGAGAGCAAGAGGGTATGAACAAGGTCTACCAGGATATGGGAGTCTTGTCTTACAGTGAGGCCTCAAATCCCAATAAGGATACTTTTGCTGAAGCCCTTGCAGACGTTGATACAAAGTTACCAGAAGAACAGCAGTCTGAAATACTTGACCAGAAGATTGAGGTTCTGGAGAACGAGATGGACAATCCCGGTGGAAGGGGTGTATCTCCACTCAGTTTCAGAATGGGTCAAGCTGCACTGAAGTCAATAACGAAATTCTTCTCCGGTGTCGGCGTAAAGATTAGTGCTATTACAAGGGAACAAAGATACGCAGGAATGGTTCAAGGTTTGTATGGACCAGAGTTTGCTAAGTCTACTGACCCACTTGAAGAGAAGCGAAGACATCACAAGAGACTGAAGTCCATTTACAAGGGCGAGGGCTTTGCTGTTGGTGTAAGTCAGATTGTCATAGCCCCAGAGTCTATCTATGGAGAGACGGAGCGTGATGCGATAAAGAGAATGGTTCAGGTTGTCTTTCACGAGGTCTTCGGTCATTACGGGCTGAGGATGAAGAAGGGGGGCACCGAAGCACAGCCCATGTCTAAGGATTACAAAGACATGATGTATGGCTTCGGGAAGTTTGCGAAGAAAGACATAAAGGCCTGGTTGAATGGCAGTCTCGGATATGGTTACCAGGGTCAGAAATACAACTGGGAAAAAGATGTAGACTTTGACAAGGGCGACATCTCTTTCAAACAGATAGAAGAATATGTAGCCAGAAACTACGCAGAATACGGAATCCAAAAAGAGTGGGCGATAGACAGGCTAGTCCAGTCTCTCAGGAAAATGTTCAAGGGATTTCCGGGATTCAACAGTGTCACAGATCGTGACTTAATCGAGGTTCTAAACCAACTGCAAGATGAGTATATCCCCAATAATCGCAGTATCGTATCCGGCAACAAACAATCAAAGAAACCAAAGGCACAGGTACAGACTCCTGAAGAACAGGAGGAAGAGGTCTCAATCGACCCCGACCAAGAAATATCAGAATCCCGTAGACCGAGTGACTTTGACAGGTTCGTATCCTTCGGAGGAAAGCCTCCCCTCAGACAATTTGACAAGAAAAAGTTCGACACAAGAAGGGCTCCTAAGAAGACTGCTCAAGATGCGGAGCGGTATGTAGATGCCAGCATACTTGAGTCGATGGAGAAAAAGACTTGGCCAGAACAGTTGGTCAAGGACCTTTCAAATTTTGAAAGTTTTCCGCAGGAGTTCCAGGATAGTTTCCGCAAGTCCCTGAAGTCTGGGCTCAGAAAGCGTGAGCAAGAACTAGCCAACGCAGTCCTGGCCAAGGGTCGTCAGGCGTTCCTACAAAAGAAGAAGGGCAACGTCACACCAGACACCAGTGCAACCAAGGGCTTTGAGCAGGGTGGTGCGAAGTGGAAAGAACTGGTTGACGATGTTCCTAAGTTTGCCAGGACCACGCCCGAGATCCAAAGGGCGATGAGAGCTCAGGATATTAGTGAGTCCCAGTCTGCTGTATACAACAAGCCTGATGTTTTAAAAGCGAAGAACAGGATTCTAAGACAATACGGCAGTTTTGAAAACCTCCCCTACAGAAGGTACACAAAACACAAGGGTTACAGGGTGGTTAGGTTTGACAAGATCAAAGACTATAGTGATTTTAAAAACTACATAAACAGACTCGATGACACCAACAAAATTAGGGAGTGGAAGAACAGCCCTCTATCTGATGCAGGAGAGGATGCTTCTTTTCATGTTGCTTTTAATGATGAAGGGGTCCTGTTAAGAGATGATAGGTATGGCGACAAGGTGGGAATATTCCCTTACGAAAGTGATGCCATAGCTGCTATTGATAGCCTGGACGACATCAGCGAGTCCAAAATATCAGACGATCCCAAAGCCAGAAAGATGATGGTGCTCCCACCGAAGGCTCTGCCCGGAGGTAGGGTGTTTCAGCAGTGGGCTGACCGTAAGATGATAGATGCGGAAGATGCTCCCGAGTACAGAGCAGGGGGTCGTGTTATAGACGTAAGTGACGGTATGCCTGCGAGTGCCAAGCAACCTGACATGACGGGCACAACCGTACCTTACGCAGAGATCGACACAAACTTTCCGGGGAACAGGGCTTCGTTCAATGTATCTGGTGTAGACTCGCAGAAAAAAATTAAAGGGGTACGCAGGGATCAAAAGGTGGCAGGCAACAGGATCTCTGGTGGTGCTATTATCAAAGCAAATCTTATCGGGCAGGGTCAGGCCAAGTTTATTGATGCTTTACCAGGAGTCAATACCACCACAAAGAATATAGCTACGTTGCAGGCTGAACAGATTAGAAAATACAACGAGGAAAAAGATGTACAAAAATCTAAAAAGGGCAACTACTCAGACCACCTGTTTGCCACCAAGATTGTATACGACACAGATGTCGAGCTAAGTACGACTGGAACAGACAAGCCACAACCTTCAGTTCGCCCCACAACATACGGAGACATTATAGTTGGCAACCAAGTAGCAACCATTAGGATGGGTGACCGTATAGCCCCCCTGTATGATTCGCTATATGTGGTAGCCCCTGGAGACGACATCTCCTTTTCTTACGTTGGTGAGAAAGGATTCGCGGAATTCAACAAGCGGAATCCAGGAAGTCTATCTGCCAAAGAGTTCATGACCGATCTGTCCAGGCAAAAGAAAGGACAGAAGGGTGGCAGATGGTTCAACCCTGGACTGCCAGATGACAAGTGGAGACTGGAGGTTCCGAACACGGGGACCAAACTCAAATCCATGCCTATATCTTTCAATGGCAGAGATGCAAACTGGGTTGTAGATTTTGATGCCAGTAAGTTTGAGGGAACAAGGAAGCCTGAAGGTAGGAGGGTTTCCGACAATAAGAAAGTTCGGTTAGCACAAAGTTTACCATGGCTCTCCCTTAAAAACTTTGTAGACATCGGAGTCCTGGCTGACTACTACCCTAAACTTAATGACGCGTATGTTCACTTTGCAGAAGACATGCAGGGGGAACCTCTCTACTACGGCACAGCTATCCAGCTTCCAGATGATAATAACGGATTGAGTTTTATCCTGGGTGTCAAACCGCCAGACCCTGAAGTCATAGAATTCTTGGACCAGTCAAACATGGGAGCTTCAACCAGAGACTGGCTTGAAGACATCTACATGGACAAGATGAACCAGGCTGGTCACGACGGAATCCCGCATAGACTTATAGGGAGCCTGCTTCACGAAATACAGCACTACATCCAGGGAGTCGAAGGATTTGAAAAGGGTGGTAACCCTGAAGAAATGATGAATCGCTTGGGTGAAGACAGAATAAAGAACTCAATAAGAAACAATACCAAGGGGGTCTGGGTATCTATAAGTCCTAATTCAAGACTCAGAATACAGAAAAGATTTGCCAAGGTGATGGAAGATCGCTTTGGGATAGATGAGGCTAAAAAGAAAATAGCTGCATTCGGTTTTAAGACTCCATACAGGGGGACAGCATGGGCTAAAGGTAATTTGTTTTTAGATGACGACCCATTCAAAACTTACGAAAGGTGGGGCAAGAAGACTCGGTTGAACATGATGGACATGCTCACGATGCCATATCAACTTAGTGAAGCCCTGGAGAATAAGAGAAACGCATTATTTAAAGATGTAACATCAGGCCTTGCGGGGGCGATAGGTTCCCTGGTCAGAGAAAAAGCTATTAGCAAAAATGATGTAGCTAAGCTGTTGAAGTCAGTCAATGAATTAATGGTTCCATTCAATCTCAATGTCTTGGGCATGGCTTCTGTAGAACCGCTTAGTACCAGAATAGTTGGAGATGACTGGTCACAGATGATCGCTCAGTCAGACTATCTTAGGTTAGCAGGAGAGATTGAAGCTAGGGATGTTGAGCAAAGATACATAGATATGATCCGTGGTAATGGCAGGTCTGGATTACCTACCATCTTGAATGAACAACAGAAAAAGATATTAGAGAAGAAATCACCTACCTTGCCATTCTTACGGGGTGGAACCGAGCGTGATATTACAACAATAGGCAAGGGCAATTACACAGGGTCTATCCCAATGAATGTCCCTGGTGAAAAACCCCTTGGTGCCCCATGGGATGTCAAGGACATGATCAGCTACTCAATGAGTGACCCGCTTGCTGACTATGCTGACCGCTTAGACATCACAACAAGAACTAGGATCGCACAGATCAACAACCTGGAGAAGGGCACACCGCAGAGGCGAGAAGCTATTCGTCAATTGCATCTGGACATGATGCTTAATCCCATTCCATTTGGTGACCCAACAAAGCCACTACCCTATCAGGACGAGCTCACATCCTCGGTACCATTTGAGGATCTATCCTGGTCTCAAAGACTTCCGGGGCATGAGCTATCTGCTAAGACCCTCTTCAAGAAATACTTAAAAGACCCAGCCGAGTGGGAGAAGATCCGTGTAGCCAAGGGTGGGTACTCTGCCATAGAAGAGACCGACGTAGATCCTGACGATGATACAGAAGCTACGGGTGCTGGTGGTAGGAAATCAAACAAGAAAATTAGTGGCCTTGGATTAAGGACCAAAGCATCCCTGAAGAAAAAGAAAAAAGAAACCCAGGCTGCATACGAGGCTAGACTAAAGAAGCAGGCTGAGAAAGATTTTGGAACCATGGCAAAGAGGGCCGCGAGGCTTCTTTACATGGGTAAGATTTGGACGAACTGGCAAACCATTCGTGACATGTTTGGCCTGAACGCAGGAGGCAGAGGCAGAGATGCTGTTCCTTACCTGGGTCACATCATCAGCTTTATGAAGATGCAAAGAGACAAGCTGATGAAGGGTGAGCTCACACCGAGGGACATAGTCAAGTCAGTGGTCATGACACTTGCCAGCCAGGGTGCCGATGCTAATAATCCATGGACTGTCTATAACTTTACTGGTGGAGTCAAGAAGGCGAAGAGTGCAAAGAGCGGGAAAAAGCCTGCCAACCTGAAGACCTATGTGGAGTACATGAATGGTGCCGACTGGGTCAAAGGAAATTCTAAGACTATTGAAGCAAATATAGGTCAGAAGGAACTGAACGGAGAGTTGACAGAAGAGCAGGTTGCGGAGTGGTATAACAAGTCACCGCTCTGGGTTGTCAGTGTGCCATGGACTGGTGAGGGGCCTGTCACTATGTACAATGAGGACGGTACGGTAGACCGTGACACAACCTACGCTGACATATCTGATGGAGCCTTGTATAAGAAGACTGTTTCTTTTGAGGAAGCACTCAGGACACCGAAGTATTCACTAAAGGATGTCTTCGAGACAGACAAGGACGGGAATATTGTGGAAGAAACTGTCCCGGTAATCGATAAAAAGACCGGCAAACAAAAGATTAAAAAGGATGGAACGCCACAGGTTAAGAAAGTAAAAATAAAGACTGGCGAAAAAAGAATGGAAGCCAGTGACGAGATGCAATACACGGGTGGTAGACCAGAGATTGTAAAAGTAAAAGGCCAGTGGAAACTTCGGATTGACGGAAAGAACTATGCTGGAATGGCAGACTACCTCACAGGCAACAAGACAAAGTTGTTTGAGGAAATGCCGTTATGGTACAGAGACCCAGGAAACAACGACGCTCCCAATGCACAGACTGGAGCAGTATGGGTACCACAAGAATACGCAACCACCGGGGGTAAACCCAGAATGGAGGATGCTGTAGCCTACTACTTCTCAACGGATGCGGGGCAGGCTCTGCTAGATGGAATAGAGAAGGGCGAGTTTGATCTGAAGGAGTGGAGAAAGTTAGCCAATGTAAGAATGGCGTATGGCGATGACCGACTTAACCAGTTACTCAAGCCTGCACAAAGAAAGAAGAATGGAGAGTTTAAGAAGGCGGGACTACAGGACATCGTAGAGTATACCGAGGGCTTCAATAAGATTATCAAAGATGTCATTGGTGACCTTGATCCTAAAGACTTGCAGGGCAACGATGAGGCTTCTGTCCAGTTGAGATTTGATTTAGCCAAGCAGCTTGGAGAATACGCACAGAAACTGTACGGCATTGCCGGGGCGAAGCAGGCTTTCTTCAAGCACTTCCTCGGCTTGGGTGATGCCCCGACAATAGATGCTATCGAGTACAACACTCACATAGCAGGAAGCCCAGCTACTGATCTGGCTGTATCACCGTTGACGGGTAAGCCAGTTGCTAACACATGGAGGGTTGACCTGAAGTGGTGGGCTCTCAAGCTACAAGACCTGCAACTTTCTAATTATGTACCAGGCGTTGAGGCTAAAGCGAAGGGCGAGACCTTCTTTGACCACTACAGAAATGTAATACAGACAGCTTTCGACGATATAAAAAGGGATGTTGATAGCCGAGACCCATCAATCTTTGAAGACGTACCTCCAGATTACTTCTACCATGTCATGCACCACTGGCTCTGGGATGTTGGCAAGGCCCTGACACGAGCCGATGCGGTGATGGGTAAGTCTACAGAGAGATTCCGACCAGCCGCTTACGAGGCTATGTGGAGAGATGCCGCACAAAAAGTCCTTTCATACTTCAGGAAAGATCCCATCGAGGCAGAGATGGTTCCTTGGGTTGACCCAGAAGTCTCTCAGTTTAGAGATATAACAGAAAAATATTTAAGCGAACCTGAACCAGGACAGATTGACGGAGTTTTTGAGTTGTCCGAAGGAGATGCAAAAGCTTTACAAGATGGAGCGATTTCTGAATCAGTAAACCTCCAACCACTTGTCAATAAGCTAATGCAACGAAGTATTGCTGACAGGTTTGCCACAGGATTTTATGTAGCTAAAGATCAGACAAGTACAATCTGGCCTGACACCTACCAAGGCAAGAAGGGTTATTGGATGAGAGGTGGAATCGGGTACCCATTACTCGATGAAAATATAAATGGAATACAAGGTGTTAAACCTAAAAAAGGACAGGTTAAAGGCCGTGCTGCTTGGGCATCTAACAATCCAAGGATAACCAAGCAAGCAAGAGACTTACAGAAACTAGGGGCAGAACATGTGCTAACCGTTATTGGTAGTGAAGAAATGCACTTTTCCAATAAAGCATATTGGGCTATCTGGTGGAGAGAAACTCAAGACTTGATGAGGAACAAACCTGCTGTAGCACAAAAGGTTAATGATGCCATTGACACTATCCTGAACAATGATGTCTCTAAAAATATAATTCCTCTAAAGACTCTGTTACTAAATGAAAAGAAAAACAACCCTGGAAAAAGTAACTGGGAGTTGTTAAAGGCGACAGCACCAGAACTTTCTTTTCAAAACAGAAAACCAGTTGTTGATTATTTTGGCGGTAGCTTTGGGACAAAAACAGATACGGCTATTGGGTACTCAAATAAAGAGCTATGGAAAGACACAACAATTTTTAAAGGTGCCCCGATGCACCTGCCTGTTGGAATCATAAAACTAGATGCTGTTGGTAATCAGTTTGATGAAATGACTCACGCAGATATTGGAGTTCCTAAGCATGATGCCTACCCCTATGTTGTGCAAGGAGAACTGATTGCATCTTTTATTGATAGTTTTGATCAGCCAGTTGTTAATAAGCCTATTGCAGACTTCAAAGAAATATTTGAAGACTTGCAAGAAAGGATACACAGCCTAAAAGACTATCCATCTGCAATGCCTTTTAGGATTGATGAAAGGTGGGATACCAAAAAAGGGAAGTGGGTTAAATCTAAATTTAATTTTGGCTCTGTAAAGACCCCATACAAACTCCCGGGTGCGGTCATCTCTAACTTTGAACAATTGATGGATGCACCAACCACGCCGATCTCATTCAGCGAGGCTGTAACCAAACTGTCAACTCAACCTGGGCATGTCGCAGACTTTAACAATGCACGACAAAAGCAGGCTGAGTATGCCACAAGCGAATCAATATTCTCCAGACCCCTGGATCAGGACCTAGAACTTCCGGGTGGTCGCAAGATCAGTGACATCGTTACCAGATTCATGGAGCCATTCGGCAAGACTGATGCTCCAGAAATGCTCCGTGATATACGTCGAAGAACTCGTGGAAGGATTCTCCGCATTGAGGAAGCAGGGTCTAAGTTATACAAGGCTCTATTCAAAACGAAGAACCCTGAAATTATTTACAAGTATCTGACAACGAAAGGAGGTGACTCGTCTTCCATTCCTGACGCTAATGAAAGGAATGCGGCTGAAAAAGCAAAGCTTGCTATACTTCAGGCTGGGCAAGATTTAGTAGACAGGGGTCTGCTACCACCAGATGCCTTGAAGAAATATGGAGACGGATACCTACCTAAACTTTATCTCCAGTATTTACTGGACGACAATGACCGATATGCGATACAGAGGGGACAGTCCAACAAGGTTTCTAACATGGACTACCTCAAGCGCAGAGGTCATGTTGAGGAATCAGTAGCAGAATTTGTCAAGGGTGTAGTCAAGGACCCTGCATTCCTCGTCAGTAAAGCCACGATCCAACCGGGCCGTGACATGGCGTTGCTTGACATGTTTAGTGAGATGGTCACAACAAGTCAGCAGAACAATTTTAACTGGGTTCTGCCAGAGTCAATAGTCGATGACTTTGATTACGCAAGGCTGATCGCCAAGATTGCTGGCAACACTGAGATCGGCATGGAGCTCAAGGAACAGTTAGCTAAGAGTGACAGTGATCGTGATCGGATCGTTGCCCAGATTGAAGATTTAAAGCAGGCTATTAAAAAAGAGAGGGAGGTACTACGGGCGAAAGATCGCATGAAGTCTAAAGCATTGAGTGCGATGATCAAAGAACAGCAGGGCCTACGAGACAAGCTAAAAGCTTACTCGCCTAAGAAGATGTCTGGGTATGGATTGAAGGCTGAGGCTGACAGGATCTTTAAGACAATCTATCCACAGGTCAGATCCAGGAATGAGAAGGAAGCAAAGATTGTTGCTGACCTTGTCGATGAGATGAACAAGATAGCTGACCAGACAATAGGCAGAGTTATCATACCAAAGGACTACGCTCAGATCCCTGACAATGCGCGTTACGGGTCCATGCGTGGGCTCGTAGTGCAGAAAGAAATCTACGATGATTTGGTTGGATCTCTGAAGATGATGAAGCCAGAGAATGCAGCCGAGGCAATCATTGGAGAGGGTGGATTACTGGGTAAGACAAGCAGGCTATTTAAATGGTCCAAGGTTACCGCAAACTTCCCAGCAGCTTGGGTCCGTAACTTCTCATCCAACCTAGTGTTCATGAACATCGGTGGTATGCCGATGGGTAAGATCCCTTATTACCTGACAAAGGCAACCAGGGAGATGATCAAAACCTGGAAGGGAGAGAAGTCAATCTACGATGAGGTCAAGGACTTTGGATTAACATCTTCTACGTTTGCATCTGTCGAGCTCGGTAGGATTGAGAAAGAGTTTGAAAACTACCTGAACAGAACACAGAGGAAGGGCACTCCATTCAAGGCGTTCTTTGTTGCCAAAGAGCTACTGGTCACAATGCAAGACTGGACGAGTGACAAGTATGGTCTGGTTGATTCTCTTGGCAAGACCATGATGTACATGAACGGCATCGACAAGGGCATGACACCACAGGAAGCCGCAGACCACGCAGAGAAATGGTTGTTCGATTATTCCCTGGTTAAACCATCAGTAAAAACACTGAGGCAGTCAATTGTTGGAGCACCCTTTATCACATACACGACGAAGGTGTTTCCTCTCCTGGTAGAGACCGCACTGACCAGGCCCTGGAGGTTCGCTCCATACTTCGCACTGCCCTATGCCATGGCAGCCCTGTTCAAAGAAACACACGACCTTGATGATGAAGAGTATGAACAGCTAATGATGTCTCTCCAGGAGTACATGAGAGAGAAACGGTACGCAGGCAACATCATGCCCCTACCATACCTGGATAAATTTGGCAGGCCTCAGTTCCTGGATCTCGCATACCTCTACCCATGGGGTATGTTCACAGAGATTGCATCGGAGGCACAGGATGATCCAGGTGCGATCATGCAGACACTTGGATTACTTGGTGGTCCAGTAGCCTCTATCATAACGGTGATCAGTTCTGGTGGCATCGACCCATTCACACGAAGGCCTGTTGCTAACAAACTCGATGCTCCTGAGCAAAGAGTTAAGGACTACCTGACCTACATTTACAATCTCATGATGCCTCCATTCCTGCATTCAGATTATGGAGCTCTGAACCGGATTATGCAGACACTGGACGGTGAGATGAACAGATACGGGGAGCCAATGAAAACTATACCTCAAGGGCTTTCACAGGCTGTCGGATTTAACGTCTCACCTGTTGATATTGGAAGTCAGAGAGGAAGGAATGCTCGGTACATGCAGTCCGAGATCCTGAAGACCATGGGCTACGCAAGACGGACGCTCCGTGACATGACCAGAATGGGCAAGAGTGATGAAGAAATAAAAGAAAAGAATGAATACTTTAAGAAGATAATCAACGAGCGCAAGCAGAAGCTACTCGATTATCTCAAGGCCTCAAAGTTTCCAACTGAGAAATTGAAACAGGCCAACTGATCTGGTATAATATAGTTTTGAGGTTGCCATAGTGGGACCTCGCATTTAATCTTTGCTGTAAAGGAAGATATGTCAACATACCTTGATCCCTTCAGGGGTCTGGGCCTGGGCTTCGACGCGATGTTCGATGCTCTCGAGGCTTTCGACTCCCTAACCCCATCCAGAAACAACTACCCTCCATACAATCTGATCCGTGATGGTGAAAACTACACGCTCGAGGTTGCTTTGGCAGGATTCAAGAAGGAAGACATTCAGGTTGAGCTCAAAGAGAACAAGCTGACTGTCGAAAACATCCGTAAGGATGCCACTGAGAATGAAGATTACATTCACAGGGGGATAGCATCACGCCATTTCATGAGGCAGTGGCTACTTCATGACGATGTAGTTGTGAAATCTGCGAGTCTTGAGGACGGGATTCTCTCTATAAAAATGGAGAAGATTATCCCGGAGGAAAAGAAACCTAAAATAATAAAGATTACAAGTTGAGGTTATAGAAGTAACCTAAAATAATTAAGATCAACTAAATATGTGGCTCAGTATGCCCGTGAGTTGATTCAATTTTTAGATTGTCGGTGTAGCATTTATTGTGCATCACAGGTTGTTTCCTAAGATTCAGGCTAAAATGCAGCACTACACCGACTGTAACAACCAACAGCGCAACCTGCGCTATAAAAAGCACAAACATTATTTAAAGTAGTTAAAGTTAATAACGACTCTACGTTTTTCATCGGTGCATGTTTTTCCGCTATGGTTTTTATGCACAGGAAATGTTACTAATCGGTTCTTTAAACTATTGACCTCACCACCTTCTTCAAATACTGTTCCACCATCATTTGTGTTTAAATAAAACACTGATGTATAAGCATTTGTACAATTATATGGAAAGTCTGTATGGTACTTGTGGATAACATGTTCATCTGTTCTTGTGGTTGTGTTTGCCTTAACCCTTACTAGACCTTTGTACTCAAGCTTTTTTAAAATAGGATTAAGCAAGTTAAAACAATTAGAATTAGGCAAACAATTTTCATAAAAAAGATGTACAAATTGAAATCCATCATCTTTGACAACAACACTGTCGTTATAATACCAAGGGAAAGCAGAACCTAAAATTGATTCACAAACTTTATTTAAACTAATCTCATCGAGAAAGTTATCGATAACTTCACAATCTTTTAACATTTTACAAGTTCAGATTGTAAAATTTATACTCAACCCTTGGTGGTTTCTTTGGCTTCGTCATCTCCCGGTGCGCCAGGATTGTCACCAACCCCAGCACAACAAAAGACAATAGCAATATTGTTTTCCAATCAAACATCATATCTCACAGCTATTACCTACACAGGCTAACTCCTGACTGGCTACCGTGTAGTCTTCTTGTTCAAACTCAGCTAGTTCCATCCAGTCTACAGAAGGCATAACATCAAGTAGCTCTTGATAGATTCCTTCGGGTACTTCTTGATACGGAGCCTGAGCGTACTCGTGTTCACTGTACGGCAGGAATGACATGCCTGACATCATATTGAAATTCTCATAGACCCAGGCACCCACTTCCATCCACTCGTTTTCACGGACATTCACGGTAATACTCGCTTTATGTTCGCACCAGTTCTGTTGGTAAAGCAGGCAGAGCTCCATCATTTCTATCGCAGTGTAGTCGTCACGGAGAACCGCCTCGTCGCTACTCTTCACAGGAAATGAGAAGACGGTGGTATGGTCTGGCTTCGTTACATCCGGCTCATTAGGAAAGCCCTTCTCCTTCATGAACTTACACATTGAATCGTTCTGGTCCATGCGTACTGTCCTGATATAGTATTTGCTATGCCTTGGGTGGATGCCCGATGCAGAGTTGACAAGCTGACTGACAGTCCCACTCGGTTTGATACATGTGATTGCAGCACTGGGCTTGATACCGATCTGTTCTGCCATTTGTCTGTTGGACTCAACCGCTACCTGCTTCCACTCCTGAAGCTTTTCCTGTAGCTCGACTGACGGTGTACCAGTGAAAAGATTGTCACAGATACCAGTCAGACTCACGCCAAGCAACCGCTCGTCTTCGCAATTATTTTTCCAGTCATCAGACAGGTACTTAAAATTGGTCAACGTAGATTGAAAGGTGCCGAGGACACTAGCCAGGGAAACCTTCCTTCTAAGATCCTTCAATCCATCTTCAGGCCTGATCACAACCTCGGACAGGTTGCAGAACTCGCGATGCTTCAGGATTATCTCACTGCATGGGTTGGTGCCATAGTCGTCAACAGATACACGCCGACCTTCTAGGGTGCGGTCAACATGCTCTTTGGCTACCTTGGTCGAGAACATTCCACGCTCACCAGACTTAGACTCATAGAGCGATGTCCACTCTTTCATGAAGGTCCCCATGTCTGGGATCTCATGGTAGTTTGCGGAGTTGTTTGCCAGGGCACGATGCACGTTACTGTTCCACCACTGGCCCGACTTTGCGGTTCGCATCTGGTCGTCACCCAAGTCACTCAACGAGATCAAAGCACTCCGCCTGACTCCGCCAACGACCACAACCTCGGCGGTCTTGCACACAATATCGTGGCACTCCAGGGAGCTAAGTTTCCTGCCGACCGCTTTTTGAAATGTCATCACCGTGAATCTGAACAACTGATCAAGAGGTCCAGGCCCACTAGCACGACCACCAAATGTTTTGAGTATGGCTCCCGCAGGTCTGATCTGATCCAGGTTCCAACTTGGCTCCAGGCCCGAGTAAAGCAGGGCAATGAGCTCACGGAATGCCTTGGCCCATCCTAGTTTACTGTCGTCTACATTGATTACACTGTCAGTCTTGTAGATTTTCTTTGGGATAACAGGTAGCTTCTCAACGTGCTTACTCTCCACACTAAACCCCACACCAGTCCCATTCATCAAGACATAAAGGATCTCATCAAACGATTGTGGTGTACACACATGAGTGTACGAACAGTTATACCCTGCAACATTTTCTTTTTTCAGGGCAGGTCCCGCAGTCATTAGACACCTCATGCTAGGCATGATCTCCTGGTTGAGAACAGCAGACCTTAATTCTTTCCGCAACTCAGGCGGGATCTCCCAGTTATGCTGAGCCTTTAGATGCTCATCGAAGAAATCAAAGTACCTGTCTACAGTCTCTGTCCAGGTCTCTCTTCTCTTAGCCTCATAGTTCCAACGGCTGTACCGGGACAGATGTATGAAGCTCTGGTATTCTGTAGGCAGCTTTACGTTTTCTTTCTTCTGCGGCATCGTACTTCTCCTGTATTGAGTTTAGTTGTTTTTGTATTTGACTGAGATGCTCCACCGACATTCCTTTCGGAATCGGCTTCGACGTTAAAATAAAATCAATTGCATCATCAAGTGCATCCACCTGATGAATATCAATTAACCGTATTCGGATGTTGGACACTTGTCTCCTTTAGCGTTGAAGTTAAAAAGACTTCCGATCCTTTTGTAACCTTGCCCTCGGTCTTGGTAACCACAAGAACTCCCGATTCCTCAAGGCTCTCCAGGATATAATTGTACTCCTTGACACCCCCATCAAGGACCCTGCTCACGAGTAGACTCTGCCGTGGTATCTTGCCCTGTCTATTGGCAATATACTCGACAACCCTACGTTGTTTGGTTTGATGATCAGACTCACCCAGTTCCCGGTTGAACAAGAACCGAGTACATTGTTCAGCATAAAGGCACATGCTGACACCAGACATGATAGCCGCTTCGCTGAGAAGTGAAGTATTTGAATCTATCAAGAATTGAGATAACAATCCAACCTTTATAACGCCCGGACTCCATCGCTTGACAAAAGGGTCTAGGACCTTCTGTTCCTTGATAGATTCTGACTGCAACCGCTTGAAGAGTGAGTCGTGGTAGTGGGTAAAAGCCCTCTCCGCTTCCGGTGAAAACTCGTACTCCAACGGCACGGTCATCTCATCAAGCTGATGGTATATCTCGCTGAGAAGATAGTATGAATTCAGATCCTGGATCTTGGTCTGTATCTTCGGGAGCGCAGGTGGTATCACATCCTTGGGTGGTGGCCTGAACAACAGGAACCTAGCCAGGAACCCAGATCCCGCGTCGTCTTTGCCGATCATCCCCTGCAAAAACTCCACGGTTGATACCCCAGATATACAAACATGAGGTCGATAGATTATCTTTGACCCCTTACCTCTTGTCACATCCTCAAAGTATTCCGGGACATCATATAGCTCGGTAATATGCTGCCGAAATCCTTTGTTGTGACTGGTGTCGAGCCCTGCCAACCATGCACCGAACTCAGACAGCAACCAAACACCACCACCCGTTGACTCTAGCCGGTCTATGCAGGCTTCCCAGGATGCTTTCCCTGGCATAATCCTGCGCTGACTATTGATACGATCAATGAATTCTATCTTCTCGAGGATCTCAGGATCGTCATCAGCATACGCATCACCATCCTGCATGATCTTCAGTTCAGAACGAGCGTCTGAAATTTGTGTAAGCAGGGTGCCCTCTCGCTCTCGCAGTCTCTGCGCCCCAACATTCAATGCGGTAGTCTTGTAGCTACCAGACTCACTGATTGATAGACACCAGAGATTACCGTAGAGAGGAACAAAATAGGTGGGAGTTGTGACAGTCAGGTTCAAGCCTGCCTGGGCACCAAGGGCGGTCAATGCTGTCGCACCGATAATGATCCCGCTTGCCTCAGTCAGTCTGCTTGTGTCCTGGATGTATTCGCGCAGTATGGGTGGGAGATGAGAGTCGTCAAACTCATCTGGCTCCTCGGCCTTTAGGATGCTCTTGCACAACTGCTCCAGTTCACCAGGCCTTGGTCCTGGGATCTCAGTCCTCTGTCTCTCCTTCAATGCGGTGGACCGACTGGCAAACAACTGGTACACCTTGACTGGTGGAGAGAGCGCAGAACATATTGACTCGATAGAGCAACCTGCATGACAGGTCATGAGAATCTTGCCACCCTCCATGGCCAGACTGAGCGACGATCTTCTGTCATCATGAGCGGGACAAATAGCATTGTATTCCTCTCCGCTTTTACTGACAGACCTCAGCCCTGAGATGATCCCATTAAACGTATCATGCAGGTCATTGGTTTCTACCTGTGGTGGCCTGTCGAAGTCTATCTTGTTCTTCTCAAGCTCTTCCCACCAACCATCTACTTCATCGGGTTCATAGTCAGAAGAGAAACCCTCGAGCGCACTGAACATCTCTGAAGAAAGACCATCCTTGTCTATCCCGAGCTTGACCCTCTTCTCAATAACATCCGACAGGTCGGCACCATGCTTCACATCCTCTTCCAGGAACGTGGTGTAAAGCTTCTTAGAATCCAGTATCTTTACATGCGTGGTGCCGTGGAGATTCTTAGCCATCTCTTCAGCAAACTCACGCCCAGGCTCGTCGTAGTCCGGCACAACCCAGACCTTCTTGAACCCACTAAAATATTTTTGGATGAAGTCAGGCTGCCTCTTGAGCAGAGGCTTCAAGGCCTTAGCACCACCAGCTATACATGTGGCAGGCAGGCCAACCTTGGTGATGAGATTGTCAACGTCCTTCTCCCCTTCGACGAAGATAACCGCAGGCTTGTCATGAATTAAATCTAGTCGATAGGGAACCTGTTGAACACCATCCCAGTTCCATATATCCTCGCCATTCGTACCCTTCCTCAGTCTCCTGAACTCTTTGCCCGGGAATCTGATGACTTGGTAGAGGCTCCTGCCGTTAGCGTCTTTGTATTCGTAGACCGCTTCTGAACCTTGCATTCTTTACCCCCAATCTTTTCAATTATTACGTTAGCATATCCTTGTTTTCCAGGATCAATTCCTCTTCTGACTGCCCTAACATCATCGACTTGAAAGTCGTCACTGTACACAAAACCTTGTAGGGCATCGAGAATGGGTTTGATTCTGTTATCAACGTCAAATTTACGCCGTGTTTTAGCGTGTAATAGAATTGTGATCCGTATTTTGTCTTCATCTTGAAACACCAATCCAGGTTCGGGAAACAGCCGCTTGACCGCCTCCCGAAATAATCTAGTCTCCTTAGTAACGTAGGTCCACCCCCGCCAGTCAGACCGCCACTGAGAGTTGAGACTCGGTGGCCACGGGAGTTTGATCCTCACCTGTGAGCCATGATGGTTCTATATAATTATGAAAAGGAAGACTCTTACAAACCTCTGGGTTGATGGACAAGTACAACGAGCCGTTCTCCCATATCCTGGGGTCATCAAACAAAGCTACCTGATCATCCCACACCACGGCCAAAGTATTGAACTCGTTCTTGGTCCGGGAAAAATTTGCTTTGTTACGCTCATAGCTACTAGGCTTATACTTGTAGTTGACTGTTCCACCACCACCAGAGTTGCCACTGAGAAAGGTGACTATAATGCAGTCCTGACGGAAACCATCTGGTCCACGCTTGTCAATCTTTCTCCTGGCTTTCTTAACCTGAATAAGTCTAACATCATCGTCTCGGATCGCAACTAAATCTTGGACTGGTTGCTGACCCCAGGCCGGAATAAAGGTGCTGTATCCGTACTTCGCAAACTCAACCTCGACTCTGCGTTCACAGACAGCACCCTTCCAACTGTTAGCGTTATTAGAATGGGATGTCGTCTGACTTTCCATCCGTATCACTAGCAGGTTGTGCTGACTTAGCTTGACCCATTGGTACAACGTCCAAGATTTCGTTGTAGCCACGAGCGTTAGGACCGTACTCGACGGTGACAAACTTCCCGGCTATGTCGTGGAAGTCTTTCATCTGGGTAATGCCCAGAGCCTTGGCAATCTTTGCCACCTTGGACCGACTCACTCCATCGCGTTTCTTACCATCGACGGAATCCTGGTTGTTAAGCCAGAGATAAAGGGTGATCCAGTCCCCTTCATACTCACCATCGAGTATCTCGAGAGGCAGCATCTGCTGTTTGAACCCCTTCTTGTCTGGATAGACGTTAGGGCGGATCAACTGCACCTGGACATCGTATGTCCCTGGTGGAATCTTCCTCTTTTCCCGGGTTGGAGCAGGGCTCGTTGCCTCTTCCTCGACGTTGTCGATAACAAAAGAGGTATTATGTTCCTGTACTATTTCCTGCATCATTCAGTCTCCTTTGTGGCAGGTTTCTTGGATTGGACACGAGACTCCTGCACCAGGCGGAAGTACGTCTCCAGGTCAGCCGGACGAATTTCCGACGGTAAACTATAGCGGTTCTTACACTCCACACCCATAGTGGCTGAAGTGTACAAGACACGGTCGTCAGTCTTGACTCCACGCTTGTCTTGCTTGCCGAAGTCCCCAGTCCTCGTCACCACCTTGGTGAAAGGAGCCAAGAATAATACTGAGTCAGCCCACTCTTGAAGGTCGGCAGACACATTCTTGTTTAACTTCAGCGAGTTAGAATCGTATGGCTCCAGATGGGGCTTGTCGATCCTGACAATCTTGGAGTGGCAGACAATGATGGGCGTGATACCCTTGTCCTCGGACAACTTAGTTATGGCTGACCACAACTGCCACATCCGACCACGAAGGTACGACGTACCCTTGCCGTATCCACCACCGACGGTCTCCAGAATCCACTCCTTATGCTCATGGCACACGGACGAAATCGCGAGACGCTCCACGGCATCAGCAGCATCTATCACAAGATACTTTCGGTCGTGTTTCTCGGTGTACAATTTCCTGAGAAAATTAACTATCGAGTCAAAGCTCTCAGCATTATGTTTGTGCGGTTCCTTCTCCGTATTACTCGGCTCCACAGGAATAGC